ATCCGTAGTTTAAAATCGCCCCGCTTTTTACCAGCACCAAACTGCTTATGCAGTGCTTCAGCAATGTCAGAAGAAACTTGTTCAATTGTCTCCTCTGACATTTCTGTTTTGCCATTGACTGCATCCTCCATATATTGATGGAGTGCAAGTTCAGCACGGTGATGCATTACGCTACCTCTTCTTCAATTTCAATGTCAACTAGATCATCCACTACATCAACATCGTCATCTTCCATTTTAGAGTTAGCTTTCTCTGCCCATGCATTGATAATGTAATTGTTGTAGTTATCAATCCATGACATGAAATCACCAAACAGAGCCTGATCTTGGTCTGTCAACTCAATGGTCTTAGTAACATCCAGCGATGCCACAGGTACATAATATGATGCTCCTGTTGGAATCTTACGCTCACTGGTATTTGCAGTGATTATATGCTGGATTGGCAAGCGTTGCATCTTTGCCAATGAGGTGAAGCTAGAACCGATTTCCTTGAAGGCATCACGGTTATCAATCTCCCAGATGAATGGCGTTGGTTCTAACTTTACAGCATCACCTTTGTCACTCTTGGGATCAATCATCTCCACCACACCAAAGACGACACGTACACGCTTAATCTGCTTCAGCAGGTCTTGCTGTGCTTGCGGGAGTTCTTTGAAGTCTTTGATGTATCCTGCGGGTTTACCACAGTTAAACCCACCGTCATTATCTTTGAGGTCAATGTCCAGTGTATCTGCCATCACGCTCTTGATATAACGATTGGGATTCTTTGCATCCCCTTGAACAAAACGCTTGTGCATGAAGCGTTGCATAAAAGGCCTCATCTTAATGCTGTAAGCATAGTGAGTAGGACCATCTGGTATCTCTAGCTTGTATGCACCACCTTTAACCAGCACCTTATCTGAGCCGATAATAGGTGCGTGATTAATGCGTAGCCGTGCTAGAGAACTAGAGGATGATGTAGTCTTTTCATTCGCTATGCCCATAGCCTTCGCCATAGCCGCATAGTTATTCGTATCTACTGTAGTTAATTGAGTCATATTTTCTCCTTCCATTTAAGTTTAGAACCGTAGTTATATCAGGTTACATCTTTAGTGTCAAGCCAATTTGATCCTATTTTTGACTCTAATAATAGTGGAACATTAAAGTCTATACCCCACCTAAGAGTAATCAAATTGGGCAAGTCTTTGTTAGTTGTATTAATTATATCCAGCACCTCCCTTTCTTCGTCTGGGTGAACATCAACCACAATAGAATCATGCACGGTGTTTACTACACATGACTGCATGTTGTCAAGCAATTTATCAATGTGCAGCAAAGCTATAGGCACAATATCTGCTGTAGCAAATGACTGTACGGGGTAGTTCTTTATCTGAGTGAAGTATGACACACGCCCATTTGGCTTTCGTACTACATCAGGGAATGAGAACTCCCGACCAGATGGTGTGACTATCTTCTGCGTTGATATAGCTTCCGTAGCCAACTTGGAGTGCCAAGAGGCGACCCCTGTGTATTTGTCTGTAAAGTGTTCGTAGTAGGCGGCTTCGGCTTGTGTGCGTCCGAACCCCGTTGCCCCGTAAAGGGGAGCAAAGGTGTGCGCTTTTGCATCCTGTCTACTCGTAGGCTGACCAGCTTTACTAATAACTTCAGCGGTGTATGCGTGTACATCAAATCCAGT